TGATGAAGTGCAATGCGCTATTGCCTACACTAAGTTAGAGCCAGTCATTGATGATGCGGACTTTGATGGGGAATGTGCTATTACTTTTCAATTAGTAGGATAAAGCTATACTTTGTATTACTTAGGTCAGCTTGAAACTGACCTAACGACTATGAAGCATAACAACGATATGTACAACTAAAAACCAAAGACATGAACAAAAACACAATCAAGATTATAAGTGCAGGTGGCTTAGCACTCTGCATCATCGTCGCGATAGGGCACGCCTGTCAGGATGAAACAACCTTAGACTACTTCCGCATGGTGGTTGGTCTGGTAGCAGGTACAGCCGCTTTCGTATTTACTCTAACCGTCGTCATCGGTGGCGTATGGATAGGAAATAATTTGCTCACCTTCATATTCGAGCAAGCAAAAAAGGCCGCTCACGAGGAGCAGCCCTTAAACCAAAGCAAGGAGGGAAGAACTCCCTCTGAACAGCGCAAAGATATGAATAATGATTGAGCCACAAATAAAAATTCATCTCGGTGACTGCATGGAGGCTATGAGGGCAATGAAAGATAATGTCTTCGACCTTGCTATTGTTGATCCTCCTTATGGGATAGGTTACGATGGGGCAAAACAAACAAGCGGCAGTCATGGTGGAAGAAAAGCGCATAAATTCAAAGGATGGGATAGCGAAAGACCAATAGAAACATATTGGAATGAGTTGTTTAGGGTATCTAAAAATCAAATTGTTTGGGGTGCAAATTATTTTACTAAATACCTGCCGCCTTCAATGGGTTGGGTTGTTTGGAGAAAAGATAGAGGTAATTTTTCCTCAAGTGATGCAGAGTTGGCTTATACGTCATTTAACAAAGCATTAAGAGAATACACTAAAAATCCTTTAGTTCTTGTAAGAGAAGGTGGCACTATCCACCCCACCCAAAAACCCGTAGCCCTGTATAAGTGGCTTCTCCACAACTACGCCAAAGAAGGGGATAAGATACTTGACACGCACGGGGGGAGCATGAGCATAGCTCTAGCCTGTCATGAGATGGGTTTTGACCTAGAGCTTTGGGAAATAGACGAAGAGTACTACAATGCAGGACTAAAGCGATTCAACGACCACAAAGCACAATTACGGATATGGTAGAGCGCGACAACATCAGGGACTTAATCAGATCAGGTGAGGCAATGGAGTACAGCTCTGAGCAGTTCAGTGATTTGATAGATAGGATACAGGCGGCGGGGTTTGCGTATTGGGAAGGCTTGTGTTTGGTTCAGTATTGCCATCAACAGAGTAGGTTCAATGATTTTATCATAAATCAAAAGGTTGAAGCTCTTTTGAAATAAATCGCTATATTTGCGGTGTGATTGCACTCCTGACAATAAAGCAATCTAACAATTTTACCACAAGCCTTTTAGGGGATTCGCGAAGTCAGGAGCGCGGAGAACCTAAGAGGCTTTTTTAATTCTCCTGAATAATGGGAAAACGATTTAAGGAACTCAAAGAAATGACATGGCAAGAGGTGAAGAAACCAACTCACCAAGAGCTTGCTATGAAGATGATCAGAACGTCAGGGATTGATTTAGTGCATTGGTATAATGCCCTTGCTCAAATGATTGAAAACGAAATAAAGCAGTCATGAACGGATATGATTTAAGTAGAGCTTTTGTTGACTGGGCATTTGAAAACCCTTCAAAGGTTCGACCGATTCATTGGGCTGTCTACTTTTTTGCCATTGAACATTGCAACAGGTTAGGATGGAAGCAAGAGTTTGGATTACCATCTTACATGACTATGGAGGCCATTGGTGTGAAGAAACACGCAACCTTTGCGAGCGCGTTAAAAGACCTTGAAGATTGGGGATTTATATCGTTAATAGAAAGGTCAAAAAACCAATATACAGCGAACATAATCACTCTAAATGCTATGCCGAAAAACGGCAAAGCACAGGGTAAAGCACTGGACAAAGCACGGTCAAAGCACAGGGAGAAGCATGGTCAAAGCACAGGGTCAGGCATGGTCGCTATAGATAAACAAGAGAACCCTAAAACCCTAAACCCTAAAACACCCCTATATTCCCCAAATGGGGAAGTGGGGGAGGGTCCAAGTTTTGAAGAGTGGCAACAATACTGGAGGCTAAAAGGAAGGGACGAAAATCATATCGACTGCGAAAACGCTTGGAACTACTACGAGGAAAGAGAGTGGACCGATAAGCTAGGGAAAAAGGTTGTTAATTGGAAAAACAAAATGACCAACCTATCTTGGTTCAAAGAATGCCCGAAAGCGTCCTTTGATGTAGATTCTGATCACTGCAAAGAAAACCCTCCCAAAGACTGGCTAGATGAAATGATTAACAAATGGGGCTTTTCACGTAAGCAAGCCAAAGAAGATTGGAAAAGGATGCGCACACACAGGAGTGACTACTACAATCCACCAAAGATTAATTTCGGAGGGCTATGAGCGGTATAATTTGGAAAGATCTCAACTTTCGGAGGTCATCAGGAGAGGAAAGAATAGTTTGCCCTTACTGCTCACATGAGCGAAAGAAGCAAAACATGAAAGACCTTGCGGTGAATCATGATAAAGGCTTAGCACATTGCCACCATTGCGGAAGGTCTGGAAGCCGTGAGCCGTACAAAGAATACAGCTTACCACCCCAAGGCTGGGAGAATCACACAAGCCTGAGCGATGCGTTTGTGAAATGGTTTGAAGGTCGAGGCATTTATCAGAAAACACTTCAGGAGTGCAAAATATCTGAGGAGCGAGCGTACATTCCTGCTCACCAACGTGAAATGAATTGCGTTAGCTTCAACTACTTCTATAAAGGGCAGCTAGTAAATAAAAAGTACCGATCCGCAGATAAGAAATTCACGCAGATCAAGGGAGCTAGAAAAGTATTTTACGGCATTGATGACCTCACAGAAGACACAGCTTACATAGTTGAGGGCGAAATGGACAAGCTTTCTCTATGGCAGGTGGGTATTAAGAACTGCATCAGTGTACCGAATGGAGCAAACGACCTTACAGAAGTATTTGAAAACTGCGATGTTTCTCACATTAAGAATTGGATCATTTCAGTGGATATGGACGAGAAAGGGAGAGATCTTGAACATGAGCTACTAAAGAGATTTGGGCGACACAATTGCAAGCGAGTTAACTTCATCGGGAAGGATGCTAACGATGATTTGCAAGGTGGCTATCTACTCAAGAGCATAAGCAAGGCCACCGAGTATCCAGTAGAAGGGAGCGTAACGGCTGATGATTATCAGAGCGATATTTTACAATACATCAAAAATGGTCCGCGTAAACCTTTGATGAGTGGCATTGAAGGGATGGATGATTTTTTCAACACACTACCTGGCCAATTCAATTTGATTACGGGCATTCCTGGGCATGGTAAGTCTAATTTTCTTGAATGGTACATTTTGAATATGTGCTTGAATAACAATCACAAAGTTGCGTTCTTCACACCTGAGCACGGAAGTACAAGCGATCATCTAGTGACCTTGCTCGAAAAGATAGTAGGCAAAACGGCCGATCCAAAATATACAAGCCACATGAAGGAGACGGAGGCACTAGATGGCATTAACTGGTTAAGGAACCATGTCCGCCACTTGGAGTACAAAGGAGAGGGAAGGCCAACGGCTGAATGGATTTTACGGAAATTCAGTGAACACGTAAAAGTCTACGGCACGGAACATTTCGTAATTGACGCATTCAATAAGATGGGCGTTGAGGTTGGGAATCTTTCAAGTATTGCAGGGGTGCTTTCTGATCTTGCTCTATTCTGCCAACAGCACCAAGTGAGCGTCTGGTTGGTCGCACATCCAACTAAAATGAGGAAGAAGGAAAAGAGCGAATATTATGAAGTGCCAGGGCTTTATGATGTCAAGTATTCAGGAGACTTTGCCGACCAGATACATAACGCATTGACAGTTTACAGAGACTTTGAGAATGGGAATTTAACGAGAGTTTATGTGCTCAAAAAGAAAATGAGGCATCAGTCAGGGCAAGTTGGTATGGCAACGACATTCGAGTGGGAGGGAGGTTCTGGAAGATTTAAACATTCCCACCAAAAGACTACGGGAGGCAGCTTTGTAACGGAGGCTCAGAAGACTGTTTTTGATGAGCCTGAAGAGCCTTTGTTCGATGGTGGTCACGTTGGTGATTTACCTTTTTGAAATGGTCGGGCAACATCAGTTATGGAAGGAGAAGGAAAGCGGCTTTATTAGTGGAGGGGAAGTGAAATTTTAGAAATAGTTTGTGCGGTTAAATAAAAAAGGCTATTTTTACAGATATTAAACCAAAGGAAAAGTGAAAGCATACAAAATAACAAGAGGGGAAGAGGTCAAGTACTGGAAATTCCTTTCAACAGCTTCAAAGCACTACGGGACATCTTACCCAATGCTAGCCCGAAGAAGCAGAGAGGCGGAAAGCTTTGAGTACGACGGCTTGAAGGTGGAGTTAATCGAGGTGGAGAACGCATTCATCTTGAACGGGCAAATCATTAAAATCGAGGACTGATGGAAAGACCAAAGGGAGTTATTGGACAGTGGTACACTTTAACGAGTGAAGCTAAGGGGGACGATGATATAACTTATCCTAAGGGCTTTGCTTGGCCTTGTAATGAAGTAGATTATGAAGGAGATCCACTTTTGCCATGCGGATATGCGTTAGGAAGACATGAAACCTACCGCATTGCCACCCCTGAAGAGATAGCAAAGGCAATGGGGGAGCTTACACCCTACCAAGAAGCCGTTAAAGACCACATAGCTGAAGCCCCTGAAGAGTTGAGGGAGTACGTGTGGGGAAGGCTTAATGATGCCAAACTAAATGATTATAATATAAATGGCAACTGTATTTATTACTGTGGGTTTGATTGGACGGAATCAAAAGAGGGATTTGATTTTTGGACTAGAGTAGCTAGAAAAGACTGGCATTACGTAATTCAAACCGATTTCTGGAAGCAGCACACAGCTATTACGAAGCTCAAAGAGTGTGTCACTAAGGAATTAGACGAAGATTACGAAGAGCTAACAGATGATGAACGGCTCAACTTTGATTTTGATGTTAAAGACAACGTAAACCCCGAACACTACAAGAAGCTTCCCAAAGAGACTATCGAAATAATGGTCGATATTTGGGGAGCAGAAGCCGTGGCTATTCATTGCCAGATTTCTGCTTTTAAATATCGGATGCGCTTAGGACATAAGGAGGGGCAGGCTTTAGAAGATGAAGTGGGTAAAATAAGGTGGTACGAGGATAAAGCAAAGGAGCTAAGAGGGTGACAAAACGAAGCCAAGTCACATGGGAGAAGGTAAGCGATGAAGAGCGCATAGGTTACTTCAGAGGGAAGAAACGCTTTGAAGCCTACCTAGTAAAACACCAATACACCGATGACTGGAGGCTTTACCCTAACGGCTGTCTACTTCCCGAACACTTCACAAGCTGGAGGGCATTAGCCGCACATTGCAATGTTATCGTTTACAATGAGTAAATTTGCATCATGGATTCAAAGTTTATCGAGGTGCTTAATTTAGTAGCTGACGGCCTAAGCGTAACGAAAGCCTGTGAGAAGGTAGGAGTTACACGAAGGCTTTTCTACGATCGACTAAAGGAGCATGAGGACTTGCGTTACAACTACGCGCGCGCGATTGAACTTCGAGCAGATAGAATCTTTGATGACATACTTTTGATTGCTGACGAAACAAGCAGCGACAAACGAAGCGTAAACGATGAAAAGGAGATAACCGACAACGAAGCCATTCAAAGATCAAAGCTCCGTGTAGATGCTCGCAAGTGGGTACTATCACGAATGAACCCGAAGAAGTACGGGGACAGGCTCAACGTGGACCATGACGCAGAAAACAAAGGCAACCCACCGAATCTGATATGGAGGGAAAAGCCAAAGGTTTGACATTTGAAGTTCTACCTGAATACGTAGACTTATTCCAAGAGATTCCAGAAAACAAAGTCATTGCTCTGTTA